AGCATTGGGGGAGCCATAGGAGCCGCACCAGCGCGGGGAGGCATGTTGCGGGCAGCAGCAGCCTGACGGGCGCCAAGCATAGCGGCAACCTTAGCGCCACGGCCTGGCATCATCCCGCCGCCACCAAACTTCTTGGTCCGACCACCATGCTTCTCGCCGTCACGGGTCATCGTGTCGGCGCCCGTGTAGCTGTGATCAATATCCGGGGGTGTCTTATTGCTTGGCCCAAATTCCTTTGGGCGGCGAGGCGGAAGCGGAACCTTGTCACGGGTGACAGTTTCATTTCCAGTCACGCTGTAATCATTGGAGCCACCGCCCATCTTATGAGCCCGGCCACCCTTCTTGTATCCGCCAACGTGCTTTTCGCCAGCGCGCTTTTCATTTGCTTCCCTCTGATCGCGGTTGATCATACTGTCAGCAGTGATAGCCTTACCGCCCGACTTGCGCGGCTTGCGACCAGCATGGCCATGGTGCATTTCTCCATGCACCTTGCCACCCTTCTTGAACTGGCGCTTGCTGACGGGGCGCATACCCGTCTTAACGTCAGCCTCAAGAGCATCCGGAGGCGTGTAGTCGCTGGCGTCAACCTGCGCCTTTGGATCCGTTCGAACAAGGCGTTCCGCCTTGGCTTTGTTTGCCGCCCTAGCGGCTTTGCTGGCTACAGACATTGGAGTTACTCCTTGGAGCGGCGTCCCGCTTGCTGCTTTGCGATTTCCACGGCGTTCCGAGCAGCATCGGAGCCGAATGGGATGGTGCCGCCATCAGATTTTTTTTCGGCATAAATCTCTTCTGGCTTCAACCCAAGTCGTTGAGCAGAATAAATTATTTGACGATATTTATGTGGTGTTATGTTCTCAGGTTCATTTAAAAACATATTACGGACAACATCATAAGCTTGCGGATTATTTGGCCAATCTTTTGTTCCATTGGTAGGCGACAAAGCATCATTCCATCCAGATACAATAGAAAAACCAGCGCTTGGATCAGCGTTATAATTTGAACCAGAATATCCTTGATTAGTAACCCTTGCAGCACCTGATTTTATTAAATTATCAAAATTTAAAGGTTTAAAATTAACGGGTTCACCTTCATCGTCAGATGTAAATCCAGTTGGAATTTTATTTTTTGATATATCATTTAGCAACAAGCTATCGCCAGGCTGCACGTTATCAGTAGCTGGATCAGTGTCATCAGGCAGTGGCCCGCCATCAGCATAACCACCACGAGCAAACGTCGGGCCACGAACCTGTGGGCCTGGAGCATCTTGAAGATAATTGTACTTCCGAGACTCAAGATCCTCTTGCTGTCCACTCATAGGGGCAGGCGTTTCCAGCATCCTGCGGCGAAGATCCTGATACTTGTTAGGCGTCACAGGAACAGACGGGAGATCAACCTGACCACCGGCTGCCCGATGGGCAGCCCTCAAGGCCTTATCAACAAACCCACCGCGCTTAAACCCGCCCACATCAAAACTATTGAAGCCAAACCCACCGGGGCCAAGACCGCCGCTGGGATCAATGCCGTAGTTACCAGACGGGTTGAACCCAGTATCAATCCCAGTAAGCATGGGTGAATTGGAAATGCCATTAGAAGACACACCCATCGTGCCATTATTCAGATCAAGGCCCGTTCCATATGGGATGATGTCCTGACCCGTGATGCCCGTGCTGTTGGTCTGGATCTGATTGGTGTCAGTAGATAGGCCTGTATTGCCCACCAACGGATTAGCATTGTCCAAGTTCAAGTTGGACGACATAACCCCAGAGAACGGATCATTGGTTACAGTCGGGCTAGTAATATAATTAGTTTCTTCGTTGCCAAACGCAGTATCAGATCCAGTAATATTTTTTAGATCTGTAATCCCCGTGGTTGCGACATTAGGACCCTGCGTATCATTTACGCCTGTTACATTTACGGTAGATGTGCCGGGTTCCTTGAATGCGTATGTTTGATTTGGATCTTGCCAAATAGCGTTGTTCTTAGCCTGCAAATCGGCTAGATTAGCAGCAATTGATTTATTTTGTGGATCGTAAAAAGTATTCCATCTGCCTTGTACATCAGATCCGGGATCAAGACGATTTGTTCTATCCGTACCCGGAGATGGCGCATTATTTTGAAAACCACGAAAATCAGTTTGAGTAGTAAGGACTTTATTTTGGCCTTCTGTGAAATAATCATTTAACGCTTGTTGTGCCAAATTTCTGGAAGCAACAATGTTAGGATCATTACTACTTTTCATCAAATTGATATTTTGAGTTTGATTTAAACCGTCATATTGTTTTGGGTCATTAGCAATATCATAAAGAGTATGATTATTTGCACCAAAAACACCATTACCGTTAGCCGCTAAGCGGTTTCCAATAGATTCAAAAATAGCGCGATATTGATCATAGCTGTTTCCAGAGAAATTCTCACCATATGAAAGTTTCAGCATTTGATTGTAATCATCTTGGGTAGGCGTGTAGCCAAACCAAGTTTTCCATGAAGATGGATCATTTGAAGATGATGAAGCCGAGTCCGTTGTTTGGGATGTTACCGCTGAAGCATTCTGATCGCTTGCATTATACCCAGCCGTTTGAGAAGCAGCGTCAGCCGCAGCCGTATCTGTTGCAGCCGGAACTGATACTTCCCCTAAATCCTGAGAAACCGTAGTCTGAGCAGGCGCAGCGGCAACGGTAAGACCCGGAATGTTCCTAGTCAATCCGCCCGCATCAAAATGACCGCGCTGTCGCTTAGCTGTCAAAAGTGCGCTGCGGATCGGTTTCATCAATCTTCCCCGCTCTTAAGGCCAGGCTCATTGGACTCAAGCCGATTGATCATGTCTTGCGGAAGCATCTGCTGAATGACGCCAAGCCCCTGCGGATTAGTAGCAGCATCCTCAGCAAGCTTAACAGCCGCCAAACGCTCGCGGCTTTCACGATCACGCTTGCGGTTCACGGCATCAAGCTCAGCATCTTCCTGCTTCTGCATCATTTCCTGCCGACGCAACTGAAGATCCGCCATCTTCATCGGATCACCGCTCTGCTCAACCTGAGCATTAAATCTGGCCTCTGCAGCCTGAGCCTGCTTCAACTGGATCTCAGCCTGGGCAAGGGCAGTCTTGATCTGCGTGTCAGCCTGCTTTGACTGAATATCCTGGGGATGCTGCAAATCCTGACGCGGCGTTTGCTGGGCCTTTGCATGCAAATCAGCGGCCTTAGCCTCAGCAACAAGTTTATTACTGTCGCTGTTCTGTTTCTTGATCAGAATATCAGCCACCGCCTGGAGGATCATTGGATTGTCCATGATCATCTTCTGGATGTCTGGCGCTTGCGGCTTAGCATAGAACTGTTCCGGATTATTCCAGCCCATCGCCTGCAAAGCGTCATTGATGACGGTCTTCTTATCAAACAATTCAGGTGCGGAACCCATAAGCTGCATCAAGCCCGAAATCTTCATGACGCGCTGAGAATGGCTGGCCGTATTTGGATCAGCCTGCGGCGTTAGTTCATAATCTTCAATCGCCTTCAAGAAAGTCTGCTCATCCCACTCATAAGTAGGCTTCTTGTTGCGCTGCCAAAAACTGTTTGGATTGTCTTTAAAACAACGAACCAACAGCCGGAATTCTTCAGCCTGAGCCGCGTGCATACGCTTATGCACTGCATTCAAAACCTTGGTAGCTTGATCAATCATGGCCAGCGTCGTGCCGACAGGCGCATCAGCGCGTCCCTCACCGACCTGCTGCTCACTCGTCCCGCCAATCCTCATGCCCGTCTGGGCCATGTTATCAACCAACGCCATCAAGGCCTGAGACGGAGCCTGGTACGGCAGCGGCATAATGGCTTGATTTATCGGCAGGCCACCAGTTTTAACAAGCGCGCCTCCGCCAGGAGGAACGCGAAAGATGTTTGTGTTCTGACGTGCGCCAGTGTCGGCCATGAGGAAGCCAGGGAAATTGGAATACATCCCAGCATCAAGAAGCTCACGCCACGCAGCAGTAATAGCATTAGTCGTATTACCGAGGATCTGAAGAAGTCCAACATCGTAAAATCCCAAGCCCGGCACAAAGCTGTACTTAACAAAATTAACGCGAGCCTCTGGAAGCTCAGCATCATCCTCATCATAATTCCGAACGATCGACAATATCTGCTTAGATGAAA